TTAAATGACCAGCTTTACCCATTCCTGGCCGCGAGTATCGTTATAGCGATCTGTTGTTGCCTGCACTTTATGACCAAGCAGCGTTTTAGTATCGATCCCTTGAGCGCGATATAGCCTTTCAGATAAAGAGCGCTGTTCGTGGAATGTGGTTGGCGTTTTTCCTGCCGGTGGATTAACCCCTGCCAGATCCCGGGCAACCGCAAAATAATCACTCAGATTATCTTTGCTCATTGGCTGGCCTTTTTTCTGCTGCCGACTGTGAATCAGGTAGGGACTTACTATTCTGTCCCGGCAACGTGCAATCACATCCTTCAGTGTCATGCCCACTGCATCGCAATGAAGTGACAGTGGTAGCGCCAGGCGCATATCAGTCTTACCCTGAATGACATGCAAATGATCGTCCCACACGTCGGAAAATTTCATTCTGACAATATCCTCTCTTCGCTGGCCAGTAACCAGAGCGAGAAGCATGGCGTTCCTGTTGTAATGCCCTTCAGGGGTAACATTGAATATGGATCTCCAGTCCTCGATGCTAAGTCGGGCACGGGTTACTTTCGGTACCGGTTTGCGCGTCGCCTCCGGAGGATTCCAGCCCGGAGGAACTTCGCCGGCATGTTGCGCTTCGCGATATATATCCACCCATACCACACGGTTATTTAGTGCGGTGCTTGTCTGCCCCTTATCAAGCCATTCCTCCAGTATCAGGGAGAAATCCCTGACCTCCAAACTACGCAACGGATGATTGCCAAGTCGGCCAACTAAAAGATTAGCCATTCTCATTTTTTCTTTGAGTCGGGTTTCTGATAAATCGCCGTTATCTACGCGGGTACGCTGCACTTTTTCATAGCGAACAATCCACGCCTGTAAACTGATCCCACGAGCCCTATTTGATGATGGTCTTTCGTCTATTTTCTTCAGGAAATAATCAGCCTCAGCTGCTGCCAGTCGCTGATTGGCAGTGGATGCTATCTTTTCTGCTTTGACTTTATCGGTACCAAGTCCGTGAAATTTTCCGGTCACCGGGTTTTTATATTGGTAATAGGTTTTATCGGTGCGGCGATCAAACCGGGCATAAAGCCCGGGTATAGATATGCTATTTTTTCGTGGCCTTGGTGACATGATCCAGGATCTCCTTTAACGCATCATCATCGTCATCGTGAATTTCTGGCGCCACGCCGACAGCACCTGGGCCAACATACACGGCATTGCGATCAACGCACCAGCGACCGCATATTTTTTCAGGCTTTGGGTTTATGTATCCCAACTTGCCATATTTCACCAGAGTGGTATTCGTTATGGAAAAACCAAAGCGACCGGTTTTCCATTCCGTCAGCGGTATCAGAAATTGTTCACTCATAGCCATCACTCGCGATAGCCAGCCATTACAATACGCGCAACGGCTGGCGCAGGTTGATTATCAAAAATCAGTCAGGTTTACCACTGGTTTAACCCGGCGCCGTTTTTTCCTGACTTTAGGCTTTATCGTTGGCTTTACGATTTGCGGTAGCGGTGGTGGTAAAGAATGGGCATGTTCGCTAATACGCTTACGATCCCCCATCATCCACACGAGTCTTGCTGTCCAGTCTCGCCCGTCATCACAGACGTGCGGAGAACGGATCAGGGCTTCATCGCCGGTTAAATTCTCTGTCACTGCTCCGCCTCCGCACTTATAACCCCAGCGGCCAACGCTGCGGCCATGTGCGGCAATTCGTCGAAATCGCCGCGGTATGCCGGGTTTGCACACATCCCCTGCAGAGCTGCGAGCGTCAGTTGCTGGCGGTAGGTGAGGGCCATCGGTTCAGGTTTTGGCGCAGATACTGTTTCTGGTTCCTTTTTCGGCTTAATGGTAACCACGGGAGGATCCATCACCACTGGTTTTGGAGGTTCCGGGCGACGATATTCCACGATCGCATCGAGGGCGATTTTCTGACGTACGGCAGCATCATCAGACCAGCTATCAAGAATTGTCGTTGCGACATCGTGAACTTCTTCGTCGCTGAAATTGGGCGACAGACAAAATTCAGTGGTGGCAATATCGATGATCAGCAGAGGAAGAATGTCAGCGATAATATGACCGGTACATGTCACAACGCCTTCCGCTTCTTCTTTACCCATAATGTCGGTACGTCCGGAAAGCAGATCGTTCAGCGCGTGGGCAATCTCAATTTCATGAGCATCCAGAAGTTGCCGGTAGTCTTCCTGTTCGGTCACTTCCGTTTTTTCGCCCTCATTTGAGGCGCTATTGGCAAATGCTGCATCCAGTTCCCTGTCGAGTTCTGCAGCGCGAGCCGGGCAGACAGCTGGCGGTAAATTTTCGTCCTGTAACGTCTGTTCGGTTTTACCATCAGATTTTGCTCCATCTTTTTTTTGTGGCAGCGGGGCAGACGTACGTCCGCAGGCAATATCAATGACCAGTTGTGGTGGATTAACGCAGTCAAAACCCGCAATGCAGCTATCGATGTATTGGCGCAGTTCGCCAGGGTAAATATGAAGTTTTTCATCAGCGGTTTTGATGATGGCCACGATGGACGCCGGGTGATAATCATGAATACCCGGTGTACGTGAAAATGGCGCACACCAGTCATCAATCTCGACATCTTTACTGCACAGCATGGTATTGATGCGCATTTCAATGCCAACAGGGGGACTGCATACGTCGAAATCCATGGAGCGGGATAATTTGCCCATGGCGGTGCGATAGCGCAGCCTGGTAGCAAGTTCGCTCATGCCTGGTTTTTTCTCATCGCGTTTTACTGGCGGAGTATCAAGCCATTTATTAATCGGCCTTTTGATATCGGTCCATTGCGCTGTTTCTTTGACGGTTGCGCGCAGATGCGCCAGCAGTTCTTCCTGGCGTTCCGGCAGCAGTGCAAGCACACGAGGTTCGCGGGAGATGGCTTCCATCAGTTCGCGGGCCTGACTGCTATCTTCATCATTAACCAGATCCATAATCTGACCGTATTGTGTCGCTGTGATTTCCTCAACTGGCCCAAACAGCACCAGGCTGGCGGCGCGATAGTTGGCTGGCAGCGGCTTAACTGCCGTCATTTTTTCTTCAGTCTGTCCTTCGATCATCTGATTGCCATCATCGGCAAGTTCAGGCTCAACCAGCACGCGCTCAGGTTTGCCTGTTTCAGCATTCCAGACTATTTCATCAGAGAAAAAATCAGGGGTTAATACCCCCATAAGCTCCGGGCGCGGGATGCCTTCGCCATCCTCCCACACCTTTGGTTTGAAATAATCATCAGCAAGTTCAGGCGCGGATTGCAGGAAAATTCCGTGTAACATCACCTGTGCCGCGGATTTATTTTTTGCTCTCACAGCGCCAGCGTAAACGGGAAGGTCCTTATTTTTATCAAGCGAACCCTTTTTAGGTTCGAGCATTCCAGAAAAAATATTTAATTCAATAGTCATAACAACCTCAATAATGTTTATGTGAATGGCGCGCATTGCTTCTGCTTAAATTGCAGCGCCGCGGTTCATGAATTTGTTTGTAGGAGATGGCATGCTCAAGGCTACAGAAATAAGCAGTCACTACTCTCTTATGCATTCTTTTTGTTGATTTATACATGGAGTCAGCAGAGCTCCATTTTTTACAATATGGACAGCACTCAAGTGTCACTCACCCTCCCTGCATGGCTGGCTATGACAGGGCCATCATTGATGGATATAGTTAGCCCTGCCAGTTAAGACATAAATAAAAACTCTCTTAATTGTTTGAAGTTATCGAAGGGGTAAATAAAAGTTCAGCGTAAAAACTCGCTAATATTAACCCTCTGGTCATTAACTATTTTGGTCATTACTTTGATGAAACACATATCCAATACCGCCTCATCTTTATATTTTTGAACACCGGTTATATCAGCCACAGCTTTTTTATATTCAGCTTCAGCTGTGCGCTGGGCAATATCTTCTCTGGTAAATTTAACCATTGGCACGCACCATCCTGAGCAGAGATTCAGTGTGATCGAGAGTAGCTTTCTGTTGTTCGTACAGTGCTTCAAGTTCAGTTGTAAGGCGGTCGCGAAAAACAGGAACGCTTAACTGATAAATAAAATTATTTACTGAGCTTTCCACATCAGGATCCCCGTCCGGTATAACTGGCTGTGAATTTTTCATAAACCCTCCGGTAAAAAAGGTGCCCATCGTGGGAGATGGGCAAAGACCACGCGGCACACACAGCAACTAATCACATCTGCAAGCGCACTCCGCCTGTTTCACACCTGTCACCCATAACTGGTAAGTGAAGGAGTGCGCTTGCATGTTGTGTGCCCGTCTTTCCAGGCTGTCAGTTCTTTATTGCCAGTTGAACTCATCGGCCTAACAAGTTTTTACGGCCTTTCATGTTTGCATAGTTGCCGCCGCTGTTATCGGTGCGGGCACCGCCACTGTCCAGGACATTTATAAGGACCGTCTCCAAGTGGTAACTCTTCCAGTCCCGGTAAGAACCCTGCGAGATGCTTAGCGTGACCGGCTGATATTCCATGAAAAAGGCTGGCGGTTACCGGAAATACACGGGAAAACACCGGGCCGCCAGAACAGGGGTCTACTTCTTATTGCTTTGGCCTGCTTTTAACCACATCAGGCGCGGTGGATCCTGCTATTCCCCAACAGTCAGGAATGCGATAATCTGGATACCCCCAATAGTCATAAGGAACTGAGATGCAACATCTTGATTACGAAGAGAAGCACATGCCGGTTCAGCAAAGGCCACCGGCTCCACCAAAAGAAGACTGAGGTGTTATATGAACCGAGACGATTTGGAGTTTGATATTAACTATTCGTATTTCATTGAAAAAATGAATTACACCCTTCTGAATCGAATAGATAAAAGCATTACCCTTATCCTTATCGTCTTGGGCTTTTCTGTCTTTGCTCCATTCAGCAATATGTTTATTTTTGGTGTTTCTGTTGCCGTTCTGTCTGTACTTCAGCTGGTTTATCAATTTGGGCAAGAAGCGGGTTTATCTAAGGAGCAAATGAGACAATACAAGCGTTTACTTGTTGAATTCTCAATTCTTCCTGATGATGAACTAAGAGCCAGATATCTGAAGATCCAGGACGCCGACAGTAACCCTTGGCGGTCGCTGCAAGATGCTGCATTTAAGCGAACCTGCATCGCACTGGGACGTAATGATGATTCTGAAATATCATTCATACACAGCGTGATTGCTTGGATTGCGGGTGACCTGCCTCGAACAAAAAAGGTGAAGAAAGATGTCAAAACCCGTGCCGATAATTCCTAACCATGTTCCCCCGAAACCCAGACCACCAGCACCTAAAGGATGAGATATTACTGATGGACCACACATCTCCTCATCCAGACAGACATGGACACGTACCTACACAACCACGTCCTCCTGCACCACCAAGTAAATAAACAATTACCTTGGTTGGGGTACCCAGATTGTTAAAGAGCGAAGCGTCCAGTAGGGCGCTTTTTTTGTTTCTGGCCCTGTATCGCCAGGGTAAGCGGAACATTTTGATTCTGAGTAATCACTGCGTGTGGTTACTTGATGGGGTTTAGATTAGATATGTCTAACGAAATAGGCAAGGAATTTTGTTAGATAAAACTAACAAAATGAGCGAGTTTAAATTAACTTACTGATAAATAGAAAATTATTTTTTGGTTTGACGTTGTCTGGCCTGGAGAAGCTCTTCGAATAATTTATTGAAGTTCTGCACTCTCGCTCGCATTTCCTGAAGCTGGGCTTCTTGCTCCGATTCAGGCAAAGAATCAAAGAGATCTATCAACTCCCGATGCTTGTCAGTCAACTGAGTGGTGGATGGTAATTCATTGGCAGGGACAGGATTTTGCTGTTCATCTCCAAACAACAGCCAAGTCGGTGTGCATGATAGGGCTTTTGCGAGCGAAAACAGACGGGTGCCGACAGGTTGCGTTTCATCACGCTCCCATTGCGAAATGGTCACGTGCGCAACACCAGCAAGTTTGGCTGCCTCACGCTGAGTCAGCTTTAGCTCTTTACGTCTGGCAAGAGCTCTTTGTCCAAGGCTGTTTAAATTTTTCATAGTTAGACAATTCTAAATTTTATTGACTTAGATATCCCGCGCAAGCTAATGTTAGACATGCCTAACAAAATGGAGGTCACATGCTCACATGTGAAGCACTTGCTTTTTTTGACACCAAAACAAAACTCGCGAAAGCCGCCGGTGTAGAACTTCAGTCTCTTTACAAATGGGGAACACTTGTCCCCGAAGGTCGGGCCCGTCGCCTGGAAGAAGCCTCGGGTGGCGTACTTATCTACGACAAAGACGTTTATGACCGTTACCGCCAGGCCAAACGCCTTGGTAAACAGAATACCTGCACAACCAAGAAGGAATCTGATTGATGAAAATCAACGAGATCAAATTGCTGGCTATCGAGCTGGAAGAGTGGGCGATGAAGGATGGCAGGAAAGGGGGCTGGAAAAAGATAGTCCCGCTGATTACAGCGCATCACTACGGTGATTTGCTGGACAGCCTGGCGGATGTTGTTGACCCGTCAGAGTATGCGCGTCGCCTGCACAACAACACGCAGATCATCCAGCGGGCATTTAGAAATGACACGCCGAACTATCGTGGTCAGGCAGCTGCGTTGGCGCCAGCAATCAGGGCTGCGATGGATGCAGAGCTGGCTGGTCAACATGACTTACATAACCTGGTGGCCATTGCGAACCGCGAGTGCATCGAGGCGACCAGCGCGGTGCTGACTGGTAAGCCCATGCAGGTTATCCGCAAAGAAACGGCAGAGGCGATTCAGGCGCTGGCCGATCTCATCCCCGGCGTCAGCATCCAGTTCAACCATATTGGTCCGCGCGCGGCGTAACAGGAGGCTCCCATGCTTGCCCAGGAATTAGTAGACCGCATGAAAAATGCGATGAAGCACAAAGTACCGGCGGAGACAGTCGATCGCAGCGCTGAACTGATTCCGGGGATGAAATACCGCAACGAACGCGGTGGCATGGTGACGGTACTCCGTAGCTCTCAGTATCGCGTTGTGTATCAGCGAGAGGGTTACAGCGGCATTTGCGAAATGAGCCGCTATCAGTTCGATTTGAAATTTAAGAAGGTGCGGGAATGAGTCTTGATGCCATGCGTTGGGCTAAGAAAGCCAAAACAGGTCGATCGTCTGCCAAGTCGGTTTTGACCTGGATGGCGGACATGTGCGGCGCGGACTTTACAACATATCCATCAATTGCGGCGCTGGCCGAGGCTACCGAACTGGATAAAAAAACCGTCCAGGCCAGCCTGCAGCATTTGGTGGAAAACGGTTTTATCCAGGATACCGGAGAACGCCGCGGACGCACAAAGCAAATCCCCGTTTACAAGCTGGTGGGCGTTGAGGAAAGCATCGAAGACGCAGAACGAACCCAAAAACGGGAACATTACCAAAAACGGGATGCTTTAAAGAAACCCAAAAACGGGACTGTTAAATCAAACGAACCCAAAAACGGGTGCATTAAAAGCAGTGAAACGATCCCGTTTTTTCCGTCAAACGATCCCAAAAACGGGATACGGAATCCCCCAGAGGAATCTAAAGACTTAAACCCCACACATAACGCGCGAGGGTCAGAGGTCGAACCAGTTAACAACAACCCGGTACCGGAATACCCTGGGCAACCGGGAATCGCATACCCAGCAGCACAGTCATTTGGAAAATTCCCGATGACAACGGAATGGGCGCCATCGGCAGATTTTCGCCAGCGTGCTGCGTACTGGAATTTCCCGATCCCAGCCGACCTTGCAGCAAAAGAGCTGAAAGCCGCACTGGCCAGTTTTACGGATTACTGGATTTCTGAGCAGAAAGTTTTCACCCAGACGCAGTGGGAGCAAAAGTTTGCCCGCCACCTGCAGAACACCAAATCAACACCACCGCGAGGTAATACTCATGCAGGACTGGATCCAAACTCCACAGCAAACGCAGCTGTACAGCGAGCACGCGCAGTACGTGCAGCACAACTCCGCGTTCGAGGAGAAGGCGTGGACGTTTTGGGAGCTCATGATGGAAATCTATTCCAACCGATGGGAGACCAAAAACGGCTCGGCCCCGTCGGACCTATGGATTGCTCAGATTGGGAATTTGACCAGCGACCGGATGACGAACGTCTGTAATGCGCTGGTGGCGCGCTGCGCTGCGGGCAACTCATGGCCGCCTGACTTGGCTGAGTTCGTGACCATTGTGGCTGACTGCGGCGGCAGCAGGCTGGGGCTTAAGACGGCGGACGTAATGGCGGAATACAAGCGCTGGCGCAACGAATCGTACCGCTACAGCAGCACTGAGGAATATTTCATCGAGCGCAAATGTAACCCGGTCCTGTACCAGATTTGCACTGAACTGCGCCGCACCGGTGTTGAGCGACAAATGACCCAACCAGAACTGGAAAGGCTGGCGGCAGACCAGCTGGCGAGATGGGAAAAGCATCTGGAAGAGGGCGGGAAGATCCCCCCGGTAAGAAAACAGATTGCGGCACCGCGGCACCCGGCAGGGCCAACCCCCGCACAGCAGCTGCTTGAAGAATACAAACGCCGTAAAGCGGCTGGCTTAATTTAACCTGGAGAATTTTATGGAAACCATTTTAGACGTACTGAAAGCGATGGAAAAAGCGACTGCCCGTGAAATTGCGGCGCGCATGAAAATTGAGCCGGCGGCGGTGATCGGGATGCTGCGTGAGCACGAAGAGCGTAACGAGGTTGTTCAGGCTAACGGGTACTGGAAAGTTTCCACCGGGGAGGTGAAGTCACAGCCCACGGCGACCAGTTCTGTCAGCAAAACACCGGCAAGTGTATCTGTCAGCGACGTCATCGCCTTACTGGCTGAACATGGACCACAGACATCCCTTGAGCTGGCAACACTGGCAGGTATTGAATCCAAGCGTGTGGCACCAATGCTGACCCACCACATGACAAAAGGGCGAATCATCCGCGAAAAAGTGGGCAACAAGTTTGTTTATTCGGTGCCGGCCATGGCGTCAGTGAAAAACAAAAGCTCAGCTACCCAGGAACTCGAGACATCAACTTCCTCAGTACCAGAAAAATCCGTCACTGAAATTGTCGAGGAAATCCCCGCTTTCGTCAGCCGTCCTGATGATCTGCTGATCCCAACGGTACGCGGTATCTCAAGTGAAATTCGCCGCACGAAAGCGAAGCTGGCCAACCTGGAAAAACTCCGTGAAGCCGTTCGCAGCATTCGCAAACATGGCGCGCTGATGCAGGAGCTGGCGCAATGAAACAGTCTGAATTACCACGCTGTCCGGAGTGCGGGAACATGCCTGAATACGCACTGAAGCCCAATCATATGGGGTGGGTATGGGGCGGATTAAAATGCCCGTATGACCATTACCGTGTGAATTTGAACGGTCCAGCGGGCAGCCGCGCGCAGGCAGAAAAAAAGCTGGCGCCACAGTGGATTGAGCTTGTCGAAAAAATAAGCCAGGGGAAAACAGCATGAAACCAACCTACGAAGAACTGGCAGTACAGCTCGCTAACGCCGAGAGCAAGTGCAGGGAGCTGGCTGCGGAGAATGTAGCGCTGAATGACAAAATGAATAAGCTCGCAACCTGGCCTGGCATCGAGTTCTATTCTTCCGCGTGGGAATTCTGCAACCTTGATGGAAACGATGCGCTTGAGTTCATGTGTGATGTCAAAACCCCAGCCACCGACGCTTTCCTGGCTGAAGTGCGGGCGCAGGGTGTGGAGATGCTTCTCGATTCTCTACCACCTCACTACACGGCCAGAGCTGACATCGCAGAATTCGCAGCCAAAGTTCGCAAAGGAGCCGCGCTATGAGCAAGCCAACTGATGAAGAAATCATTCAGGTACTTCGCGACCATGGCAACTGCATGACTTATGTGGTCACTCACTGGCTGCGTGATAACTACAAAGGCATCAAAACAAACTACGTACTGCGACGCCTGAAGAAGTTAGAGGTAGAGGGCAAAGTTAAGCGCGTTAAAAGTAGCTACGCAGTACAAATTTGCTGGGAGTCCGCCCAATGAGCAACATCGACAAACGCGCATTACGCAAGGCTGCGATGCATGCAAAGACGGAGGATGACTGGGGCTGTGATGCTGACAACTTCCACGACAAAGCAACGCCTGATGCCGTCCTGGCTCTGCTGGATGAGTTGGATGCCGCAAATGAGTTGGTAGAACTTCAGCGATTCAAGCTTGAGAGACAGGTAGAAGATTTACACCAAGCTAAATCACTGGAAGGCATCCACCGAGAGAAGCGCTTAGAAGTAGAGCGAGAGTTCCGTGACTACAAGGACCGCGCTGAAAGCAACCAAATGAGGCTGGCGAAAGATGTGTGTCGCCTCGAAGATGAACTACAAGCCGCTGGCATTGGCGTGAAGGGGGAGTGAGATGACGGCGCATCATAGTCTCAGATGTATGAAATGCTTTAAGTTGTGGGAGCGAGCATGGCTGTTATCTTCAGGCACATCCGCATCCGGTGACAGAGATAGTCAATATATCAAGTGGAGAAACGTTACTGTCATTAGTGAAACAAAAAACGGAACACCAATCTGCAAATGCAAAAATTGTGGTCACGCGTACAAATCAAATAGCTCCGCTGCTCGCCGTGAGTTGCGTTGGCTAAAACAGAACGGTGAACTTTGAGGACTAACCCATGACAACTAACAAACTAACAGACATAAAGCAGTTCACCAAAAAACCAGTGACAATAAGTGCTATCCAGTGGACAGGCGACAATCTGCCAGCCGTAATTGAATTTACTGGTAAGCACCCGCGCTGGAGCGACTGGTTTGCGGATATGGACGAGTATGTGGCTCATGTGCGTGGAGACGGCAACCGGTTCAAAATTTTCACCCTGGAAGGAGTAATGGATGCGCTCCCCGGTGACTGGATTATTCGCGGCATCCATGGTGAGCACTACCCGTGCAAGCCTGATATTTTTTCGGCAACCTACGAACCAGCAGAGCTACAGGAACACCGGGCAGCGGTAGAAGATAAAGACCTGCTGGGGGTAATTGACGCTCTTGAGCATCCGGCAGGGATTAACGCAGCAGGTAAGCAAGTTGTGCGCCGAGCACTGGTTGAGCTGCAGGAAATTCGCCGTTCCTATCTGGCGCTACGTGGCGAGATTGAGGACGTACAGTCACAGTTATACGAGGCAGATAATCAGGCTAACGAGTACGCCGCAGAGCTACAGGAACGCCGCAAGGCTGATAGCGAACGCGAGCAAGTTCGCAGCGCCCACGCCGAGTGGTCACTGGCTACTTTCGGCGATGTTGGTCCCGTTGGCCCGCTGAAGCACCTCAGCAAAGAGGCAATGGAAGCCGCCGCCGAGCCTGACGACCACTCTGAATGGGCTGACATGCAATTCCTGTTATGGGATGCGCAACGTCGTGCCGGTATCAGTGATGAGCAGATTACCCAAGCGATGGTAGAAAAGTTGGCGGTTAACAAACAGCGCGAATGGCCTGAGCCGAAAGATGGTGAGCCGCGTCTGCACATCAAAGAGCAACCAGCGCCGTTAGTGCCGGAAACTCTCCCTTGCCCTGTACATCTTGAGCCTGGTCTTAAATTCGGCAAAGGTGTGCGCACTCAGTGCCTGATGGACGCATTACGCCGCCGTGCTGATTATTACGCTGAACTGGAAGCTATGACGCCGGAACAGCGAGCAGAACATGATGCAGGGATTGCTGAGTTTAAAGCGATGATTGGCAATGGTGGTCGCGGCGACATGGTTGATAACGACCCGCAGCATGCCATCCATACCGCGCCAACTCTGCATGCTGATGGTGAAAGTGCTTTTCCGCAGCGCGCCATGCAGTCGTTCGGTAATTCCGAACAACTCATCAAGCACCCGTCAAGAAATCAGGGCAGTGAAAGCAACGCTTCTGCCGGCGAAATCAAGCAACCAGCAAGCAATGCAGAAAAACTTAACGAACCTGTAAGTGATGCTTACAAGTTGCCTTCTCAGTCATCTAACGAAGTTAATGACGCCGCATGGAAATTACACGACATGCTTACAGAGCATGGGCCACTTAATGGTCACCAGTTCAACAACCTAAAGGGTTGCTTCTACGAGGCATTGAAGATTGCTATGCGCAACTCTCCGGCAACTCCGGATGGTTGGAGGGTAGAGGCAGAGCGACTGGCCGAGATGCATGGCTGCAGCTTTGTTGTGTTCAGGAATGGCGAGGAACCTCAGTGCGCTGACCCTACAAAGGTCATTATCTCATTCACGGACAAAGGTCTTGGGCATCATTCGTCAGCACCGCAGTCGGAGGTGAAATGCGGCTAATACCCACTCCTACATAGTGGTTATTGTCTTGATATAATGAGACTCCAATAACAACTGGAGTCTCATTATGATGTCTTTCACCACCTGCAAGCTGCAATACAGCACAAAAGCTGCCGTTCAAGCTTCCACCCTAGATGCGAGTCGTATCGTCGTTGAAAGGGATGGTTTGTACCTTAAGGAAATGTACATCACTGGCCCAGCTGAATTTATTGGGCGCTGGGTTGATGCTAAGGAGCCAATGTTCTTTGAAGGCATTAAGGACGGAATGGCTGGTATAAGCGGGATCATTTATCAAAGAGCCGATGAAGGCTGATATTTCCATGGACTCAGGGAGGAGCTGAGATTCTCCTTGCAACAATAAAGGCCTCTCCGGAGGCTTTTTTCATACCTGGAGAGTAGAGTAACGCTACGACTATGTCGTTCACTGAGGTACTGGTGCGTGCTAATTTGCCGGAACTATGCTAATCGAAACAAATAGCGGCTTAGAGTCTGAGTTTCAGGGCAGGGCGTAACAAATTCTGCTACTTCAATGACGTAGATTTAAACTTGATATAATTGGGCTCCAATCGACAAAGGAGCTATAAAATGCATCACTATATATTTCCACGCAATAACGGCATAACACTGATTAAAACTGAGGAATTTATTCCTCAAGGCTCAATTTACGATATAGATGGTGGAGACCATTTGTGTATGCATGTGACGCTTAAAGATGGTACTTACGGGTATCTTCTACCTGTAGGAACCGCCTACAATCATCAATGGGCCATTGGACAAATAAACGCTGTTCGCCCAAATCCACTGGCATTTGATATCAACTAGCCAGATATTGAGATGAATATTTGAAAACTACAAAACCGCTTCGGCGGTTTTTCTTTGTATAATCCTTCTCAAAGCATTGAGGGGGATTCATCATGTCTAGCCATAACATCGCAGCAAAATCAAAAGAAGAACAGGACAAGGTGAACGTTGACCTTGCTGCTTCTGGTGTGGCGTACAAAGAACGCCTAAACATGCCAGTTATCGCTGAGCAGGTGGCCCGCGAGCAGCCAGAGAATCTTCGCGAATACTTCATGGAGCGCGTTCGTTACTACCGCGAGCAGAGCCTGACGCTGCCGAAAGCATCCGATTCGCGCTATCTGGATATGGCTGCGCAGAACGAGAAGAAGTAATGGGCTGTCTCATTGTAAGCGGCATCAAGTTTTACGTTCTGGCAGAAGGTGAGTCATACCCGGATCCGCATGCTGATAACCGGTGTGTCGGTGCATATGCCGTATTCCCGTTCGAGGGAAAATGGGTAGCCATAGATTTGTCAGTAGAGAGAAATTACATCTTTATAAACCATCACGAATTCAACCCGCTACGGCGGGTTTTCTTTTTTTACTACTGACAGAAAATTAACAATTTGTGCTCTTAAAACGTTGATCATTTCCGTGCATAGGTATACTGTATAAAAACACAGTACATGCAATGGAGGCCATTATGAAAGTTGAATTAAGCATTGATCGCATGAAAGAACTTCCTAAAGGCGCGGTACCAGCACTGGAGAAAGAATTGCTTAAGCGCCTGAATGATCACTATGACAATTGCAGGCTCACAATCCGCCGTGCCGGGTCCGATGGGTTAAGTGTTTTTGGTGGTGACAAGGACGATAAAAAGAAAATTGAATCAATCCTCCAGGATACCTGGGAAAGTGCAGACGAGTGGTTTGTTAACTAACACCCCTTAGCTGGTAGCTCCTGCTGCCATTTTTTAAATCGAGTTTCCGCATCGCCTCGCACAATTATTGCCAGGCAATTCAGGTCGATTCAGGTGTGGGAATCTTTGCAAGGGGCATCTCATGCAAATTCCGGATGATTTAATCCCAGGGTTGCCGGAGCACACTGGCCCGGTTCTGATTTATTTCGTGAAGGGGAATGTGGTGAGGGGATTCGCTTTACGTAAAGATGAATTTGTTACGTCTTTGCGGGCACTGGAAGAGGCCAGAAAGAAAGCTGGCCTTCCTGTTTCAGATGCAGGATAAGTTGGGTTATACTCAAATACGGGTCTGAACAGCCTGCTGAGTAACACTGCGCCAACCGGGAAAACGCGATGGCGCATAAAACTGAATTACCCCATTCACACCGTTCCTTCGTGAGCGGTGTCGCTGTTTGTGCTGGTGGTGCAGCATGAGCAGATCTAAGACCAAAGCCGAAAAACTTCATCTTTCCCGCGTAGCTGGTCTGGGCTGCATTGTCTGCAAAAAACTGAATCTGGGTGAAACCCCAGCAGAGATACATCACATCCGAACTGGTCAGGGGGTTGGCCAGCGCGCTGACAATTTCAAAGTTATTCCTCTTTGCCCAATCCATCACCGCCAGGGCGGACACGGCGTAGCCATTCATGCCGGGCGCCAGTCATGGGAAGACAATTACGGTACTGAAACAGAGCTGCTGGCGCAGGTTTTCTATGAATTGGGGGAATCGACTCATGCCTGAATATAAAATCATGCCAGTCGGTAAGCCCAGGATGACCCGCGCTGACAAATGGAAAAAGCGCCCCGAGGTTCTGCGTTACCGGGCTTTCTGTGATGAAGTTCGTCTGCAGGGTATTGAGCTGCCGGAAAGTGGTTCGCATGTCACCTTCATCCTTCCGATGCCAGCGAGCTGGAGCAAAAAGAAACGGGCTGAGTTCAATGGTAAACCGCACCAGGTTAAACCTGATTTCGACAACATGATGAAAGGCCTGATGGACGCTATTTACGAAAATGATGCTCATATATGGGATGCACGGGTATCAAAATTATGGGGTGAAACAGGGAGAATTATTATTGAGGAGCTAAAAGCATGACCCCACGCCAACGAAGACTACAGCAGTCAGCACTTGAAAAAGCAGCAACTGCGCCGCGTAAAAGCTGGCTGGGTAAATGCATTCTCCTGACGGGGATTCAGTCCGGATGGATTAAATCCCTGCTCACTACATGGGGCGAGAGTGTGGGAGGAAAAACAGCACCTCGTATGCCGCGGGGTCATGCGTGCTGGAATGTGCTTAAGGGACGTAACTGGTCAGATAAGGCGCTTGAGCGTTTCACTGCTGCGTTGAATCAGGCGAGAGAAGAGGGATTCCGTGGACAGCAGGCAATGAACAGGGCGCACAGCATTCTCTGGCCCCAGTCACCTGCCAGTGTAATTGACGAGGCCCTGCATAATGACGATGTCGATTTTGTTGAGCAATGCGTGCTGCAGGCGCTGGATACAAATGATCCGGTTTATGTTGTTGGTCTTCAGTATTACACCACACGAAAAAAAATCTCAGACATAACCCGGGAACTGCAGGCGATTGCGCCGTGGTTAACTGACGGGGAGGCGAGAAAGCGCGTGCGCTGGTGTCTGGAAATATTCAGAGCAAAGGTCTTTTTGGAAGCCCGCAAACAATTATCTGAATAGACTCAATGAACCATTTTTTAGCTATTAGTGCTATTTTTTGATAGTGGAGTTGAAAACGGGCCAGAAAATCAGATAATCCATTCATGCTTGGCAGAGCTGCGCCACGATGGCAGCGACGAAAAGCGAACAATTTGAATATAACGAGAACCCCGCCAGCGCGGGGTTTTTGCTTTCCGGCGATACGACAGGGGTATTCGCGATGTGCATTGCACCAGTACCCCTGTCATATCGTCGATCTAATCTTCCACAAATATAAAGCCTCGCAATTCTGCGGGGCTTTTTCATTTCAGGCTCACGGGTATCACTCACTGCGTGCTTTGTTGATAAATCCAGCCCGTGAAGCCTGACCCTTTCATCACACACAGCGCCATCCGAAGAATCGGAGGTGAGGCTATGACCAGAATGAGCACCATTTACAGCAGACTTTCATATGGATCAGGAACCACGCTTGCCGGCTGCGGTGTATCAGCGAAGGCATACGCCGAAACAGCTAAAACAGCAAAAGAGGTATCCTGGATGTTGGCCGACAGAATTGCAGGGTTAAGCCTGAGCGACTGGGCAATTATTGTCGGTATCGCATGCACTGTTATCACTTGTGCAGTGAACTGGTATTTCCGCTGGAAAGAACGGGAGGATCGGCGCAATGGGTATGCCACCAAAGCTGAGGAATAAGCTGAGCGCAGCGGTCGTTGGTTTGATTCTTGCCGGGGCTTCCGCGCCCGTGATTCTCGATCAGTTTTTGGATGAGAAAGAGGGTAATAGTCTGACGGCGTATCGCGACGGCGGTGGACTCTGGACTATTTGCCGTGGCGCCACGATGGTTGATGGCAAGCCAGTAGTTCAGGGCATGAAGCTGTCTGCTGAAAAATGCGCTCAGGTAAACGCCATTGAGCGTGATAAGGCACTGGCGTGGGTTGAGCGAAATATAAAAGTTCCGCTGACCGAGCCGCAGAAAGCTGGTATCGCTTCTTTCTGCCCTTACAACATTGGCCCCGGGAAATGTTTCCCGTCTACGTTCTATAAGCGAATAAATGCTGGCGACCGTAAAGGCGCATGTGAGGCGATTCGCTGGTGGGTTAAAGACGGTGGCCGCGACTGTCGTCTGACCAAAGGCCAGAAAAATGGCTGCTATGGCCAGGTAGAACGACGAGACCAGGAAAGCGCGCTGACGTGCTGGGGGATAGACCAGTGAACCTGCGCTTTCAGTTCATTGCTATTTCGTTGCTGGTGGCCGTTGCATTCATCGCCGGTAGCGTATGGAGCAGCCGCGGTTGGGAAAAGAAGTGGGCAGAGCGTGACAGCGTGGAATCATCGCAAACCGCGAACGCGCAGTCCGCCGCCCGCATGATTGAACAAGGGCGAATTATTGCCCGTGATGAGGCTGTGAAAGATGCACAACAACAAGCGGCAAAAGCTGCTGCCACTGCTGCTGGTCTGTCTGCCACTGTTAGCCAGTTGCGCACCGAAGCAACAAAGCTTGCCACCCGCCTGGACGCCGCAAAGCACACCGCAGATCTTGCCGCTGCCGTCAGAAGCAAAACAGCCGGAGCCGACGCAGGATTGCTCGCCGACATGCTCGGACGCCTTGCAGAAGAAGCTCGATATTATGCTGGACGAGCTGATGAAAGCTACCGCGCTGGAATGACGTGTGAGCGGATTCATGACTCGGTGAGAGAGTCAAATAACCAACAATGAGCTTCGCAATCAGCAGTCGCCAGATGAAAGAAAATAAGCATGTACTGGCTATTGAGCATGAGTACATTATGCATCCACATTTGCTAGTTGGACGACAGTAATTGGTTAATAATTGAACGGAATGCGGTATGATAAACCACATTCATTAAAAGGTCAGCCATCATGTCATTCTTCGATTACGCAATGCAGCGTGTTGGGCTTGTAGCCAATATGACTGTCACGTGTCCGATATGTGGACATAAATCCACACACTCGACCACGAAAGTACGCCAGCAACAGGCGTTACTTTGCCCTAAATGTAAATCGCTGTTTGTCATTCACAGGTAGTGGGTCGCGATACAAATAACCCCAGGCCTCGCAATTGCGAGGCTTTTTTATGCGTATCACACATCCACATGTAAAAGGAAAAATACCATGAGTAACAAAATTATTACGCTATCTGGCGCTGCTAATGAAGTGCTTTATGCGCTCTTTTTCCGTGGCGCGTTGCTGTCAGGTGACCTGCCGTCTAAATCTGGTGCCGCTGAATTACGCGAGCTGGGTTTTGCTGAAACCAGGCATACAGCAACTGAATACCAGAAAGAAAATCACTTTACCTTTCTGACATCAGAAGGGCAGAAATTTGCCGTAGAACACCTGGTCAATACGCGCTTTGGTGAGCAGCAATATTGCGCTTCGGTGACGCTTGGCGTTGATATTTATACCTCCGCTGCACAGAAGGCAATCGACGAGCTGGATCAGCGCATTCGTGACACCGTCTCCTTCGAACTTATTCGCAATGGAGTGCCATTCATCAACGACGCCACTATCGCCAATGGTGCGATCCACGCAGCGGCAATCGAAACACCTCAGCCGGTGACCAATATCTACAACATCAACCTTGGTATCCAGCGCGATGAACCGGTGCAGAACAAGGTAACCATCAGCACCAATGAAATAAGTATTCATGCAAACATTGAAGAGGTTCTGCGGAATGCTCTGGCAGCCAATGAAGAGGTTGAGCGCTTGCGAGATGCTATGAAGAACGCTGCTAACGAAGGTGTACAGCAGGCTTTAGTGGCGGTAGAAAGAGATTTCAAAAGTAACGGTAAACTCCGTCGCCTTCTTGGGATTTAAATAGCAGGAGGTCATATGCGTCTCACTGTATTAGATGACGATCCCGGCAGAAAAATTAATCTCGCTCAGGAACGATACACCGTTTATCTCGACGGTGTAGAGGTTAAGCATGTCTTCACTGCTGACGATGAGAAGGGCGAAGTAATCGCAGCCGTTCCCGATGAGCGCGCTTTTATGACGGTGGAGAACGGTGAAGTGAAACGGCAGGTGCTCTATGGTTCCGTGAGGATTGAACCATGCCAGCGTTAATCCCTCGCGCATGTCGCAAGAGAGGTTGTCCCGGTACGACTACGGACCGTTCAGGTTACTGTGAGCAGCACCGCAATGAAGGCTAATACTGAGATATAATTACCCATCAATATGTGCACGAGGAGGAGTGATGAAATATTGTCCTGAGTGTGGTTCCAATGATGTGGTAAAGGACAAACAAAGAGGTGGTTGGAGCGGTGATTATATTTGCGAGAACTGCGGATTTAATAGTGATCCCAGTGAATTCTGGTCAGAGACCGAGTACAGGATGAGGAAGAGGGCTGAGAGTTTACCCAGCTATCGCAAGAAGGAATGATTCAACCCGCTTCGGCGGGTTTTTTTATGGTAACGGATAGCAACCGGAACTGATATCAATGAACAAAGAACCACGCATATACGGCAGCAAGTGGGACCGTGAGCGTCTTATATTCCTTCGTGCTCACCCCTTATGCGTCATGTGTTACGAGCAAGACAGGGTGACAGCAGCAACGGTGGTTGACCACATCATCCCGCATAAGCTGAAAGAAGCGCTGCGTTCTGGTGACAACCAGGCAATAGCGAAGGCACAGAAGCTTTTCTGGAGCCGGAAGAACTGGCAAGGGCTTTGTAAGCAACACCATGACTCAACGAAGCAGCGCATGGAGAAACGCGGTGCCGTCATCGGATGTGATGAGAGTGGAATACCACTCGACCCTGCGTCGCACTGGTTTAAATGATAATTATTATCATTAGGGTGGGGCGGGTCAAAAGTTCAGAACCTTGCCCCTGAATGACCGCCGCTCGTCCTTTTTGCACACAACCGCGAAATGAAAAGTTTTTTCCCGGGAGGTTCCGATGGCAGGAAGACGCCCGAAACCGTCCCACCTGAAGGTGGTAACCGGTAATCCGGGCAAACGTAAACTCAACGACAAAGAACCCACCCCGGCCAGAGAAATCCCAAGCCCTCCTGCACACCTCACTGACTGGGGAAAGGTGGCCTGGGGAAAACTGACAGTGCTGCTTGATGGTATGGGGGTTCTCACTGTTGCAGACGTGCTGGCGCTGGAGCGCCTTTGCGATATTTACGCCGACATACTCCAGCTGCGCCTTACGATCGCTGACGAGGGGAGAACGTATACAGTGAAGACGGATGGCGGCTTTTTGATTAAGGCAAACCCTGCAGTGGCCATGTTGGCTGATGCAGATCGCCGTTTTAAAAGTTACCTGGTCGAATTCGGTCTTACTCCGGCCGCCAGAACGAAGGTGAAAGTTGATGGTGGAGAAAAAGAAGAAGACCCACTCAACCAGTTCTTCGGTTGATCCCGCCACGCAATACGCGATGGACGTAACCTCTGGAAAAGTAATTGCCGGTCCTGATATTCGTAATGCCTGCCAGCGCCATTTGCGTGATTTAAAAGAGGGTAGTAAACGCGGTCTGAACTGGGATGTTGAATCGGTTACACGAGCTATCAACTTTTTTGCTCAGGTATTGAAACTGAATGGTGGCGAGCACGAAGGTGCGCCATTTATTCTTCTGCCCTGGCAATGCTTTATTGTCGGCTCTGTTTTCGGCTGGAAGCGTGAAAACGGTACGCGCCGTTTCCGCACTGTGTATGTTGAGTCAGGAAAAGGTTCTGGTAAATCTCCGCTGGCTGCGGGAGTTGGCCTTTACTGCATGATGGCTGACAAAGAGCCGCGAGCAGAAGTGTATGCTGCAGCGACGAAAAAAGACCAGGCCATGATCCTGTTTCGTGATGCCGTGGCTATGGTTGATCAGTCTCCAGCGCTTCTGTCCAGAATTCAAAAATCCGGTGGAGCCGGTAAAGAGTGGAACCTGGCTTTCCTGCAAAACGGTTCTTTCTTCCGGCCTATCAGTTCTGATGATGGACAGTCTGGGCCGCGTCCTCACTGCGCCCTGATTGATGAGATTCACGAGCATAAAGATAACCGCGCGGTTGAGATGATGCGTGCCGGGACTAAAGGTCGGCGGCAGGCGTTAATTTTTATGATAACCAACAGCGGGCATGACAAAACCAGCGTCTGTTACGACTATCACCAGTACGGGCAGAAGGTTGCAGCCGGTCAGCGAGAAAACGATGCCTTTTTCGCTTTTATCTGTTCACTGGATGAAGGCGACGATCCTTTTAAAGATGAATCATGCTGGGGGAAAGCTAACCCATCAATGGGGCATACTTTTCTTTCTGATTACCTGCGCGAGCAGGTGGAAGATGCCCGTGGCATGCCTGCGAAAGAAAGTCTGGTTCGCCGACTCAATTTCTGTCAGTGGGTGGATGCAGAGAACCCGTGGATCAGCGGTGATATCTGGATGGCCTGTGAAAAGGACATCAGTATTGAACAGTTACGGGGTAAAACCTGCTTTGGCGGTCTGGATTTATCGGGTAAACGTGACCTTACATCGCTGTCTCTTTATTTTCCTGACATCAGTGTAATGCTGACAGAGTTCTGGACCCCTAAAGATACTTTATATGATCGCGCCCGCGTTGACCGGGTTCCTTACGACGTATGGGAGCGTGATGGTTATATCCATGCACCACCCGGTACAGCCATTGACTACGGTTTTGTCGCAAAGCGGATGGCAGAGCTGGCGGCAATGTTTGATATACGAAAAGTCGCTTTCGACCGCTATCACATTGACTACTTAACTCCTGAACTGGATGACGAAGGGGTTACGGTTCCTCTGGTACCGCACGGCCAGGGATTTGGTAAATCGGCAGAGTCAGGTTTGTGGATGCCGCACTCCATTGAACTTTTTGAGCAGCTTATTATGGAAAAGCGGATCAGCATTGTTCTGAACCCCTGTCTGCGCTGGTGTGCGGCGAACGCCGTTATTGAAGAAGATAAAAACGGAAACCGGGTTTTCAGCAAGCGCAGAAGTAATGGCCGTATAGATGGCGTTGTTTCTGGTGCGATGGCAGTTGGCGCGGCAGAAGGAGATGAAGAGGATGACAGCGATATTGAGGGTTTTTTTGACGATCCGATCATAGTGGGTATCTGATGGCTAAGAATAAACAGCAACCAGGGCGCGTAAAGAGCGCTCTTTTAAACTGGCTTGGTGTTCCAGTAAGCCTGACGACCGGTGAATTCTGGCGGGAATGGTTTGGAACCAGCAGTAGCGGAAAAGTGGTCACCGCAGACAAAGTTATCCGGCTTTCCGCTGTATGGGCGTGTGTCAGGCTCTTGAGTGAGTCGGTCTCCACGCTTCCGCTTAAAATTTACGAGAGACAGGCCGATGGATCGCGTAAGCTGGCCCAGAACAATCCCGCCTACCAGATATTATGCAGACGCCCTAATCCGGAAATGACGCCTTCCCGCTTCATGCTGATGATTGTGGCCAGTGTTTGTCTGCGCGGTAACGCCTTTGTCGAAAAGCTGTTCATCGGCAGCAAGCTGGTATCACTGGTTCCACTGCTTCCTCAGAACATGGTTGTAAAGCGGCTCGATAGTGGAAAATTACAGTACACCTACACGGAAAACGGAATCCAGCGGCTCATTCCTGTAGGCAGGATGATGCACATTCGCGGTTTTGGCCTCGATGGTGTGTGCGGCATGATGCCCACAATGGCCGGGGTGGATGTCTTCGGTGCTGCGATGTCGGTTGATGAAGCGGCGGCGAAAATCTTCGAAAATGGCCTGCAGAGTACCGGCTTCCTTTCTTCGAAAACAGCACTGAGCAAGGAACAGCGAGAAAGGTTGCGTATCAGCCTTCAGAGCTTTATTGGCTCGAAAAATGCCGGGAAACTGATGGTTCTGGAAAATGAACTGACATACCAGAACGTCACCATGAATCCGGAAGCCGCACAATTGCTTGAAAGCCGCTCATTCAGCATTGAGGAAATCTGTCGCTGGTTTCGCGTACCGCCATTCATGGTCGGCCATACGACAAAACAATCCAGCTGGGCCTCGAGTCTTGAGGGGATGAACATGCTGTTTCTGACCCATACTCTGCGTCCATTGCTGGTCAATATTGAGCAGGAAATCTCGCGCTGCCTTCTTAACGGTGATGAGGATTTGTTTGCAGAGTTTTCCGTTGAAGGTCTTCTGCGTGCCGACAGTGCAGGACGTGCTGCGTACTATACCAGTGCCCTGCAGAATGGCTGGATGTCGCGTAACGATGTGCGAAGGCTGGAAAATATGCCACCAATTGAAGGCGGTGATATTTATACAGTTCAGCTCAACCTGACTCAGTTGAAGAATCTCGAAAACAGCAACCCGGCGATTCAGGCGCTGGCTGTCAGAGAGCTTCATAACCACGTATTCCCTGATATTCCTTTCGAGCAATCGCCCCTTAAACAGGCTGCTTAGGAGCCCATTTCCATGACAATTAGACAACTTCCGGTTGCTCCGGCTGGACGCCCATGCGCGGGTGTGACCAGTGAACCCCAGCCCTCAGCGCTTGAGCGCTGGAATGGTGGGATCAGGGCAACATCCGATAATGACAACTCCATTTCTATTTTTGATGTTGTTGGCCGTGATTACTGGGATGAGGGTGTCACAGCCAAACGCATCTCCGGCGCTCTACGTTCGATGAACGGTGCTGATGTGACGGTAAATATCAACTCGCCCGGCGGCGATATGTTTGAAGGCCTGGCAATTTACAACCTGCTTCGCGAGTACCAGGGAAAAGTCACTGTAAAAGTGTTGGGCATCGCTGCCAGCGCCGCTTCGATTATTGCTATGGCCGGGGATGATATTCAAATCGGGCGAGGTGCCTTTCTGATGATCCACAACTGCTGGGTAGCAGCGATGGGCAACCGCCATGATTTTGCTGAGTTATCGACTTATCTTGAGCCATTTGATGCCGCGATGGCTGATATCTATGCTGCACGCTCCGGCCTTGATATGGACACCGTGCAGAAGTTGATGGATGCAGAAAGTTATATCGGTGGAAGTGATGCAGTAGAAAAAGGTCTGGCCGACAGTCTGCTTTCTGCTGATGCCGTAAGCGACGGTGATGACTCCCCGTCTGCGGCGTTGCGCAAACTTGATGCACTTCTGGCGAAAACGAACACTCCCCGGTCTGAACGCCGGAGATTAATCAAAGCTTTAACAGGTAACACGCCGGGCGCTGTTACCGATCCCGATGGTAAGCCGGGCGCTACCCAACCCAACCCTGAAATTTTAGCTGAGCTGGATGTCGCATTAAGCGGCCTGGCGAACGCATGCCAGTAACGGAGAAATTATGTCTGACGTGAACGAGATTCTTAAAAAAGTAACGGCCTCCATTGAGGAAGCGACCGGAAAATTTAATGCAAAAGCGGAAGAAGCTCTTAAGGAGGCACAAAAGAACGGCAAATTGTCGGCGGAAACCAAAGAGACCGTGGACAAGATGGCGTCTGAGCTAAATGCGTTGAAAGAAGCCGAAAAGACGCTGAAAGCCTCTATGGGTGAACTGGAGCAGCATGTTGCGCAGATGCCGCTGGCAAATGCAAAACAGGTTGTTGAATCTGTGGGGCAGCAGGTCATTTCTGCTGAGGCGTTAAAAACCTTTGCTGCCAGCGTTGCGGCCAGCCAGCGAATTTCTATTCCGGTGAAAGCGGCTCTGCTTACCGCTAACGTACCAGGCAATATTGTTGCTCCCGACCGTCTGCCTGGCATTGATACCGCGCCGAAACAGCGTCTTTTCATCCGCGACCTGATCGCGCCTGGCACAACGGCATCAAACACCATTTACTGGGTGCAGCAAACTGGTTTTACCAACAATGCTGCGGCGGTCGCAGAGAATACGACCAAACCGTACAGCAACATTGAGTTTGCAGAAAAAATCACCCCAGTTCGAACTATTGCGCATCTTTTCAAGGCATCCAAACAGATCCTCGACGACTTCGCACAGTTGCAGTCTCAGGTTGATGCGGAAATGCGTTTCGGCCTGAAGTATGTCGAAGAGCAGGAAATTCTGTTCGGCGATGGAACAGGCGCTCATCTGGAAGGCATCATTCCGCAGGCTTCAGCATTTTCGGCAGCGTTTCAGGTAGAGAATCAGAACGGTATTGATGATCTGCGTCTCGCGATGTTGCAGGCTCAGCTTGCCCGCTTCCCGGCATCCGGTCACGTCCTGCACTTCATCGACTGGGCGAAAATTGAGTTGACTAAAGACACGCTGGGCCGCTACATCCTGGCAAACCCTGCCGCTCTGACGGGGCCAACTCTTTGGGGCCTTCCTGTCGTCGCAACAGAAGCTACAGCCTTCCAGGGTAAATTCCTGACTGGGGCATTCAGTGCCGGTGCGCAAATTTTTGACCGTGAAGAAACGAACGTTGTTATCTCGACTGAGAACGCCGACGACTTCGAGAAAAACATGATCACCATCCGTTGCGAAGAGCGTCTGGCGTTGGCCGTTAAACGTCCTGAAGCCTTTGTTTATGGCTCGTTCACTGTTCCGGCGTCTGGCGGTCAGTAATATCTTGTGCGGCCTTCGGGCCGCAATATTCGAGGGAATACTATGAAGCTTATCGCGGTTAGACCAATTTACTTTGGCGGTGTCGTTGTGACAGAGGGGGAGTTACTGGAAACGCAGGAGCAGCACGGCCGTGAACTGATTAAAAAAGGTTATGCACTGCAGATGGTTGTTGATAACTCTGCGCAGCCGGAACAGCCGGAACAGCCGGAACAGCCGGAACAGCCGGAACAGCCGGAAGTTAAAGCAGAGAAGAAGGCGAAAAAGTAATGATCGATCTTGATGTGGTGAAACAGCACTGCCGCATTGATACCGACTTTGTCGGCGATGATACCCTGCTGAATTTATATACCGGAGCGGCGGCGCGGTACGTCCAGACATGGACCAGGCGAACGCTCTATGAAAATCAAAGCTCTCCTGGCTACGCAGACGACCCGGACCCGATTCTACTGAATGATGATGTTAAAGCGGCCATGTTACTGCTGATAGGTCACTGGTATGCCAACAGAGAATCCGTGGCCGTCGGTCAGACCGTTGCAGAGGTTCCGTTTGCAGTTCAGGCCTTGCTGCAGCCATACCGAATTTACGGGGTGTAAATATGGCCTGTTCCGGGTGCGCACAGAGGCGCGAGTGGATAAAAAAGTGGGCGAAAATAGCTTATGAACGAGCAACTGGCAAACGAACTGATAGCGGCGCTGCGGGAACAGACCGCAGCTCAGAGAGAACAGACGGAAGCGATAAGCCGCCTGGCTGAATCAAACGCAGCTCTGTGTGATGTCATTATCCAGTCACTGGCCGAAGATGAAGAAATTGATACTACTTCATTAGGCGATGAGCGACCCGTTTACTTGAGTCAAAGGCCGAGGAGGTGATATGCAAGCCGGAAAATTGCGTCACAGGGTTATCCTGCAGGAGCCGGTAAAAGAACAGAACCCTACAACGGGAGCCGTAATTAATACCTGGCGTGATGTCGCAACTATCTGGGCCGAAATATCCCCCTTATCAGCGCGGGAGTTTATAGCGGCCCAGGCATCACAGGGCGAAATAACAACGCGTATAACGATTCGTTACCGTGCAAGTATTACCCGAAAGCACCGTATTCTTTTTCGTGGATCAGTATTCAACATTGAGGGCGTGCTTCCGGACCCGAAAAGTGGTCGTGAATATTTGACGCTTCCTTGTTCTGAGGGGGTAAACGATGGCTGATAGTGTTGAAGTAAACCTTACCGGACTTGAGTCACTGCTTGGAAAAATGGAGGCTGTCTCCGAAGTTACCCGAAATAAAGCTGGTCGTTCTGCGCTGCGTAAGGCTGCGAATATAATCAGGGATCGCGCCAGAAGTAACGCAGCCAGAGTTGATGATCCTCTCACCAAAGAGGCGATATATAAGAATATCGTCGCCAGCTTCAGCAGCAAACAATTCCGCAGGACGGGTGATCTGGCATTTCGTGTTGGGGTAATGGGCGGCGCCAGTCAGTATGCAAACACAAAGGCTAATGTCAGGAAAGGCAGGGCTGGGAAAACGTTCAGAACACTGGGTGATAAAAGCAATCCTGGCGGTGATACCTGGTACTGGCGTTTTCTTGAGTTTGGGACCGAACATGCCGCCGCAAAGCCTGTACTGCGACCAGCGATGAATGGTGTTGATACCGCAGTAATCAGCGTTTTCGCAGAAGAAATGGAGAAAGCTATCGATCGCGCAGTAAGGCGTGCCGCCAAAAAAGGAACAACAGCATGATTGCTCCAGTTTTTGCCGTCTGTTCGACAGACCCGAAAGTAAAAGAGCTGCTCGGTGCTCACCCGGTAAGGCTTTATCCGTTTGGCATGCTTGATGATGTTCTGGTGTACCCCTACGCAGTATGGCAGAACGTGGGCGGAGAACCTGAAAATTACCTGAGTCAGAACCCTGACATCGACCGTTATTCCATTCAGGTGGATGTGTATGGCGACACCGATGAAGATGCTCTTGCTGTGGCGCGAGCATTACGCGATGTCATTCAGCGCAAGGCTTACATTACCCGCTGGGACGCGCAGGGCAGAGACCCGGTAACCCTCAAATACCGCTATTCATTCGACGTTGACTGGTTGGTCAACCGATAACTCAAAACCACTCACATCACACCGGCTATAAGCCGGTTTTTTTATATCCGGAGATGACTATGTCAGTAGTGACTCAAGGCACTCAACTTTTTGTGCTCGCGAATGGTGTCGTGAGCGAAATCGAATGTATTACGGCATTCTCACCAGGCGGCAGCCCGGCAGATCAGATTGATGATACGTGCCTCAGTGAACGCAACACCCGAAAATATAAAAAGGGTTTACGTACACCAGGACAGGCAACGGCCACTCTGAACGCTGATCCAGCAAATGCCAGCCATTTGATGCTCAGCAATATGGCTGAGTCCAACGATCAAAGCGACGTAACGTTTGCGATCGGATGGGCTGATGGGGAATCTAAACCAACAATCGGGAGCTCTGAGGGGGCTGTTGATGGTCTGACTCTGCCTTCAGATCGTACCTGGTACGTGTTCAAAGGTTATGTTTCCGATTTCCCGTTTGACTTCCAGGGTAATACCGTCGTGCAGACGTCTGCCACCATCCAGCGTTCCGGCCAGGGGGCATGGATTCCGAAAGAACAGCCAGGCAGTTAATTAAACGCGGGGATCATTCCCCGCCCCATCGATGTTTATACCGGAAAACGACATGAAACTTACTCTTGATACGCTGAAGAAAACAGGTGCTTTTACTGGTCGTCCTGTAGAGAAAGAAATTAAATGGAAAGGTGCTGACGGGGAAGAACACATTGCCACAACCTATGTTCGCCCTCTGGGTTATCACACTGCTACGTCTGACGTTCTCGCCGGGCTAGGCAAGATTGATGGCGTTGCTGGACGTATTGCAGCGTCAATCTGTGACGAAGACGGGCATCAGGTGTTTACCGTTGCTGATGTAACAGGTGAAGCTGATCCGGAACGTGGCGCACTGGATGGGAATCTTACAGTGGCTTTGCTGGTGGCCATTCAGGAAGTTAACGATCTGGGAAAGACGGACTCAGCGCAGAAGACGAAATCTGGTGTGAACTAGTCCTTAACGGGATTGGTGGACGTACCATTTCAGAAGCGCAGGAACGCCTTAGCTTCCTTGAGTTCCAGCAGTGGGTTCAGTATCGTCAAAAATACGGAAGCCTGAACCCTATGATGCGGACGGAATGGGGAGCAGCGTTGATTTCTTCTGTGCTGGCTAATGTTAATCGCAGTTCAAACACACCGGCATTCAGCATTACTGATTTCGCCCCTCACATAGCAGCGGTAGAGCGCATAGCCGCTAACGAACCAATCAGCCTGCAGGAAGCGATGAGGACGTGGGGGTAGTTTTCTTAATTACCATCAGTTAATTTGTTTCTCGTCTCAACATTTAAAGATGGTAAACAAGGAAGACAATTATGATTAAAGCTCTAACCGCATTATCTTTGATGCTTGTTTCTACAATCACATACTCTGCCTCTAAGGTCATATATCTGGAATGTCCAAATTTTGATGAAAGGGCAAAAGACTTGGTCGTAGTGCTTGATCAACCTAATGGCACAGCATCATTGCAGACTTCTTTTGGTGGAGAAGGCTTGAATTTTACTGCTCCAGCCTCCTTCGGACCAAGTAAAGTTACCTGGAGAAGGGATGAAAAAAACTGGAAGCGTAATTATTCCGTTGATCGCTCAACCCTTGAGTTCAAGCGAGAGGTATACAGCTTAACTTTCAATGACACTATGATTACTAAGACAAGTTGCAAAATAATTAAGTCACCAAACACGGCGAAATTCTAACACCAACATCACTATATATAACCCGCGCAAGCGGGTTTTTGCGTTTTAAGGAGGGGCAATGGCTGGAAAGTCACTTGGCACGCTGACAATTGACCTTGTAGCGAAAGTTGGTGGTTTTGTCTCTGGTCTTAGTCAGGCTGAAAGAGCATCTCAAAAATGGCGTAAACAAGTTAAGGACGATGCGAAGGCGGCGGCGGTAGCGTTTACAGGCTTTGCTACAGCGGCAAGTGCCGCAGCACTTAGCGTTGGTGTGGCGGGTTATAACCTCCTTAAAAATACTTCAAAACAGATTACTGAGTCTGATCGCTGGGCAAAATCACTTAACATGTCTACTCAGTCATTACTTTCTTGGCAATATGCCGCGCAAAAAGCTGGTGTTTCTGGCGATCAGATGGCTGATATTTTTAAAGATATTGGCGACAAAATTGGTGATGCCGTCCTTAACAAGTCTGGCGAAGCTGTAGACGCGCTAGATGCTCTTGGATTGTCAGCTAAGAAGTTAGCGGGTGAATCCCCAGATAAACAATTGATAGCAATCAGCAATGCGCTTGGAAATATTAAAACAAACGCTGAAAAGACCACGATTCTTGAAAGCCTTGGTAACGACCTTTCTAAATTGCTTCCTTTGTTTGAACAGGGGGGTGATAAATTACAAAAATACCTTAAGGCTGCAAAAGATTTTGGCGTGGCGCCTGATGATGCTGATATAGAAAACCTCGTTAAAGTTAATTCAATTTTTGAAGATATGGAAACGCAAATTAATGGGGTTAAGATTGAATTAGCAACTGGATTAGCAAAGGTAGACCTTTCAAACTTGCAGAAATCAATTAGCGACATGGGGGATGTTTTTAAAGACCCTGAGGTTATTAAAGGTATCACCGATCTTGTTGGCGGCGTGGTTGACCTTGCCACCTGGCTTGTTAAGGTTGGGGCGGAAGCAGGAAAACTCATTGACCTTTACAAAGGTGGCACTCCTGTTGGAGAAAATGCTTCTAAAGAAGAAATTGAACGTAGAATACGAAATCTTACAGCTGATCTTGAAGATGAGGGGTTCGCTGCAAGCTTTAACAGAATTGGTATGGATACAAATGGGAAAAGGAAAGAAAGAGACCAATTAAGACAAAGACTTTTAATTATCGAAACTGCGAATAATCTCCCTCTGACTCCAGCATTCTCTGGGAATATAAATGATAAACCAAAAAATTATAATAAAAATCCCGGTGAATCAAATGGGAAGGAGAAAACAGATTCTACTGCAAAAAAACTTGAATCAGCTTTTAAATCAATGGAGACAAGTTATCTCCGGCAAATTGCTCTCATCGACACTACCGGAAAGAAAAGCGCAGAGGTTACTGAACAACAAAAACTACAATTTGATATCGCTGACGGCAAGCTAACGGGACTTAATGAAACACAGAAGCAACGCCTTGAACAACTGGCTACAGAGGTTGATCGCCTGAATGCTGTTAAAAAGGCGAACGAGGAAAACCTAAAACTTGCTGAGTACATTTCGAATCTTCAGCGTGAAAATGCTAATGCTGCTGCTTCCCTTGATGCTGATGTTATTGGCGCAGGTCTGGGTGATAAGGCACGCGAAAGGATGCGTGAACAGCTCAGTATTGAACGCGAATTTCTGGAGAAGCGAGAGGATTTGCAACGGCGCTATCAGAGCGGAGATATTCGTAGCCAGGAGGATTATGACCGCTATAACCAGGAGCTGGACAAAGCGCTTGCTGAGCGACTCGATAAATACCGTTCTCATTATGACCAACTGGATGAGTTACAGGGAAACTGGCTGGCAGGGGCTCAGAATGGTCTGGCTAACTGGGTAGATACTTCCAGCGATTATTACACTCAGGTGTCAGATTTAGTCGGTAACACCCTTGATGGCCTGGTGGATAACATGGCTGATGCCCTCAGTGGTAATAAAGCTGACTGGGCAAGTTGGGCGAATAGTGTGCTGAATGAGCTGCAGAAAGTGTTGCTCAGGGCAATCATGGTCAACACACTTAAATCAGCTGGGGATAGTGGCTGGTTTGGTTCGCTGGGTGGGATGTTTGGTAGTTCAGTGGCTGGCGCAGCATCCGCTGGTGGTGCAACACCGTCAGGAGCTTATACAGGTGCGGCATCTCAATTGAAATTCGCTAAGGGTGGTGTAATGGATTCGCCTGATCTTAGTCGTTTCCGTAATGGTGTAGTGAATAGCCCAACGATGTTTGCTTTCGCCAAAGGTGCGGGGCTTATGGGTGAGGCTGGCCCTGAAGCGATTATGCCCCTGACGCGTACTGCTGACGGTAACCTCGGTGTTCGTATGGTGGATGATACAGTTTCTTCTGTTGGCGTCGGTGGGGCTCAGCTCCAGCAAACCATTCATCAACATTTTTCTATTTCCGGTAACGGAGATGCCGCACTGAAGCAGGCTATGCAGGAAGCCGCGCGACAAGGAGCTAATGACGGTGCGAAGCAGGCGCGTCAGGATATCTTGCAAGACTTCTCTAATCGTGGTCAGGCAAGGCGATTGCTTGGTGTGTAACCATTATTAATATTCATTAAGCCGAAAGGCGGGAGACAGTTATGACTTTAGAAGAACGAGTTGAAGCGCTGGAAAAGTCGATTTTGCGTATGCGCCAGGCCAATAATGAGATTAACTGCGCGATTGATGAACTCAGTGCTTCTGTTCGACAGCAACTGAGAGTTAATGATGAGGGACTTCAGGAACGGGACGACAAGGTTATATTAGAGGATGGTGGCGTTACTGTTCATCTCAAAGGGGGCGGAGTTATTGTTATTAAAAGTCTTAGTGCCTCTGCAAGCGAATCAGATAAATTACGCCAGGCAATGGAGCAAGCCGCAAATGCTGGCGCGGCAGCGGCTATAAAACGAATACATAAAGACTTTCTTTCTCGTGGACCACTGCGTCGATCAATCGGTTGAGGAAGAGCATATATCAGTAACATCCTGACAAATGATCAGTAGCGCCGCCGTGCGCAGAATAATGCAGGAGAATCTATGGCTGTACTCGAATGGCCGGAAGATGTCTGTCCCGCGTCGCTGACATGGCGACCTGAGAGTAATACCAAAACCTTTCGTTCCCCCTTCAATGGCTCATCGCAGACAGCACGCTTTCCCGGTACCCGCTGGGTCTGTTCCCTGACCTTTAATAACCTGACAGATGAAAAATCCAGACGTATTGATGCTCTGGTGGCTTCACTCGATGGCGAGTATGGCAGGGTAAAAGTTCGCGACTGGGGGAGAAGTGGCAGAGCGCCAGCGGGCGTGCCTGTTGTTGATGGTGCTAATCAGACAGGAACTCAGCTTCAGAGTAAGGGCTGGACACCGGGAACAGTGGTTCTCAGACAGGGAGATTACTTTACTGTTAATGACGAGCTGAAGATGGTCACAGTTGATGTGACGAGTACTGCGAACGGTACCGCAATGATTGCATTTGCGCCTATGTTGCGTAGCTCGCCACCGGCTAATGCTGCCATTGAAGTTGCGAAACCTTACGGTATTTTCAAACTGAAAGATAACCAGCAGGGGGCCGGTAACCGCGTTCCGGGTGTTTTTACCAGTTACACGCTGGAGCTTGAGGAGGCATTTTAATGCTGTATTCCCCGTTTTCTGATTCGATGGTGGACTGGTTATCCCGCGACAGGGTGACGGTTGCGATCGCCGCTAATATTCAGTTTGAATCCGGTACCGTCTATGTGCATTCCGGTACCGGGACACTGGTTCTCGGCGGTTATGTCTATTACGGTATGGGGCGCATGGGTTCTGTTGATGATGCCAGCGAAACCAGCACGACCAGCCCGACGCAGGTCAAAATGACTCTTTCTGGCCTGGATATGGCCCTCTTTGCCACCACGCTTAATGAACGCTGTGTGGGCAGAAATGCCGAAATCTATCTTGTGGCCATGGATGATAACGGTGTTGTCCAGGTTGCCGATCTCCTGTTTAAAGGGCGGGTATCCAGTACGGGGGCGACCGCTGGCGGGACGAACGCCCTGCAGTACACCATCAGTAATATTTTTGAAGACTGGCAGCGTCCTTTCCCCGATCGTTATACCGATGAATCGCAGCAGGCTGCTTATCCCGGCGACCGCATATTCCGGTATGTGGCGCAGATGTCTGAACGTTCGATTTACTGGGGCAGTAAAAAAGATGCACCAGGATTTACCTATAAGTGAGGAAGCATGAAGCATCCGGACTGGCATAACAGATTAATCACCGTAATAAGGGCCGCTGAAAAGCGGCCTTTTTTATGGGGCAGTCATGACTGCTGCCTGTTCGCGGCTGACTGCGCTCAGGCCATGTGCGGCGAGGATTTTGCGGCAGGCTGGCGCGGAACCTACGACAGCGAGCATGGTGCTAAAAAGGCGATATTGCGCGGTGGCGGTTCGCTTGAAAAGGTGCTGGCCCGTTATCTCGATGAAGTGCCTGTGAAGCTGGCGCAGAGAGGGGATATTGCCGTGGTTGAAAATGCCGGGGCGCGATGCGCCGGGGTAGTGTATTCCGGCGTTGTGTGGGTACCTGGCGAAACTGGTCTTGTCAGTCTGCGGGTTAAACCGCTGAGTGTCTGGAGGGTGCGTTAATGCCTGCTGCTGTTCCTATTGTTGCCACCATTGCCGCAGGTGTGGCGGCGGCAAATGAAATGTATGCCATCGCGATGGTTATTACCGTTGCCGCACAGATTGCCACTCAGGCGCTGACCAAGACCCCGTCGCTGAATTCCTACCGTGATACGTCTGAACGCAAACAGGTTCTGCGCGCTGCGGCCAGTGCCAAAACCGTTGTGTATGGTCGCTCCACATCAGCAGGCACTCTGTTCTTTTCCGAAGAACAGGCTGGCGAACAGGATGATGGCGAAATGCTTCATCTGGCCATTGCCCTGGCAGGACATCCGTTATCCGGTGTACAGACTGTCTGGCTGGGTGATGAGCCTATCAGTAGCTATCCTGAGCATGCCTTTTTCGAGCTGCACACCAACCGCCAGACGGCGGACCCCTACATGCTGGAAAACTGCCCGTCATGGAAAGAAGACATGATCGGTAAAGGACTCACCTGGCTGCGCGTATCCCTTAAATTCAATGCTGAAAAATTCCCGGCAGGCATCCCTAACATCAAGGTCGAAAAACAGGGGCGGGCTATTTATGACCCCCGCACCGGGTTGACGGGTTACAGCAACAATGCGGCGCTGGTTATCCTGGACTATTACCGCAATTACCTGAAAGTACCCGATACCGATATTCTCTGGGACCAGTTTAAGGAAGCGGCGAACATCTGTGATGAGGATGTGATTACTGGCGGTAATACCATTGAGAAGCGATATACCATCAACGGTGAGTTCGATCTCAGTGAAAACAAGGTCAGTATTCTGGAAGGGATGCTGGCAGCCTGCGCCGGGGATGTAACGTATACCGCGGGCAAACATGGCCTCCTGGTCGGTGCTTATTATGGTCCTGCAACAGAGGTGATCACTGAGAGCCAACTGGCCGGCGATATCGAAATCATGCCGGAAGTCTCTCAGGCGGAACGTGTTAACACTATCAAGGGGACATTTGTCGATCCGCAGCAGGGCTATACCGAAGCGGATTTCCCTTCTGTGTCTGTCAGTGAATGGGTGACGGAAGACGGCGTGGAAATATCGCAGGATATGAAGCTGCGATTTGTGACCTCTGAATTTCAGGCCCAGCGTCTTGCAGATGTGAAGCTAAAGCGCACCCGTATCGCCAGAACCATGAACGTTACGTTGAACCTGAGCGGGTACCGTTACCGCCCGGGAATGTATGTGAAGGTGAATTTCCCATCTATCGGCATCGTGAATGTTGAGATGCGGGTAACTGACTGGAAGTTCGGCGTGCAGAATGGCGTGCAACTGACGCTGAAGCAGGAAACAGCAGATGTCTGGGGCGACGCCGTTGGTAAACCGATTGAGCGACCGCCGTTCACTCAGTTGCCATCCGGTGGAGTGGCGCAGCCGCAGAATCTGAAATACACCGTGGAGGAAATTGGGCAGGTAGTACAGGGCATTCTTTCCTGGCAGAATATCGGGCAGGTGGTCTACAACAAAGTGATCATTCGTCGCAATGGTCAAATAGTGATGTCCGTCCAGGTTCCGGGGACGTTCACGCGTCTTACCGGATTACCGAAAAATACCTACACAGCCCACGTTATTGCCGTAAACCAGATGGGGGCAGAATCGCCAGAAGGGTATCTGGAATTCAGCATTGAAGCCCCGCCAGCACCTTCCCATGTTGATATTGAGCAGGGTTTCTTTGCCGTCACGTTGATCCCACGTCTGGCTGCAATTACCAGTGTTTCCACGCAGTTTGATTTCTGGACGTCAGGCGAAACAAAGCTACCCAATACCTCAACAGCCACCGTGGAAGCGAATGCCAGCCGCGAGGGGATGGGAACAACCTGGACCAGCAATCAGCTACAGGTTGGACATACCTATTACTGGTACATCAGGACGATAAATGCCTTTGGCGCCTCCGGCTTTATCGAGGTTCCGGCACTGTGTTCTATGGATACAGGCGGTTTGTTCGATCTCATTGATGACGGAATACAGAAGTCAGATGCGTTCCAGAATGTTAAAGACGGAGTTGATACTAACCTTGAAGGCATTATGGAAAATGCTCTCGCCGGTCATGGGACGGTCCAGCGTCAGTTTGAACAGTATGGTGAAGTTAAAGCTGAAATTATGACGGTCAGGACAACAGTGGCAAATCTGGATGGTGCATTTGCTGAACTGGCTGATTATGTACAGGCGCAAATCGGTCCTGATGGACAGTTGATGGCTGCTGTAAACCAGAAGATGACAGCTGAAGTAAAAAGTGACGGAACAGCCAAAGCCTCTTACACCCTGAATATGGGTATTGTCAGGAACGGTGTGAAATATAATACCGGGTTCGGCATGTCCATTGAGCCGGATGGCAGCGGTTATAAATCCACAGTTGTATTTGCTGCTGATCAGTTTGGTATTTATTCCGGAAGTGATCCGGGAAATTACACTGCTGCATTTTTTGTCTATAACGGACAAGTATTTATCCGTGATGCACTAATTCAGGATGGCAGTATCACCAATGCAAAAATTGGCAACTATATCCGGTCTACCTCTTTCGTCCCGGGTCCTTATGGAGCAGGGTGGAATATCGACAAAAACGGGAACTGTGAATTTCATGGACAGTTTTATGCGAATAGCGGTCAGTTTTCATTTAACGGTACCAATAACACAGTTGTTATCAACGGCAATGGAGTAACAGTTAATCTGCCTGGTGGTGGGCGGGTTGTCGTCGGGAGGTGGTCATAATGCCGGAAGGTATTCTGATTGATTACAACGATGGGCGCCCGGCAATGGCAATTACAGCGGGGTTGCGCGCCCCCAGTTTTTGCACAACGTTCTCGGGCTGGTCATCCCAGTCAATGCAGTACCCGGTCAATACGCCACTTGTTCCTGGTTCACAGGCTATCGTGGTGCCTACCAACCCTATTTACATCTATTCCTTTGCTGAATTTGATGTGGCCATTATGACGGGGGTCACCCGAAACGGGGATGCCGGTATCATCATTGGCGCTGAGACAATCGGGGGTAAAGCCCTCACTCCGGACTGGTCAGGTTATGTCATGGAGTTGCTGCCAGCAGCCACTTATAACGAAGGATTACTGGTTTCAAACTCAACTGACTTCACCGCTATATCCAATCAGGCCGCGTTGATGACCTGCGCTTATTCCGGGCGCATTACGGTTAGCGGCAGCGCGCCGCTTCCGGTGAGCGGTATTCCTTTCGGTAAATGGGATAACCCGAATGTGTCGGTGGGGTTTGATGGCGGCAACATCATCGTTCGCGATATTTCCTACACAGGGCGGGATGACTTAGAAGGCACAGCGACGATTGACCTGGTGATATTCAACCAGACGGCTCCTGTCGGTGGCGACGGCATCACAATGACCAACGCCGCAGGCCAGGTCACGTTCTCCACGCTGAAACGCCCCTTTGTCTATGACCGACAAATCCAGATCACTGATGCCTTTCAGGATATTGGCGGCGGATTTTGCCAGATAGTCTATACCGGCGTTCAGGTACGAATGATTGGTGGATGGGGAAATATCAGAACCAAAGGCGTGGTCATGTCAGGCGGTAGCGTCAGGTCAGCCTACAACAAAGTATTTGCGAACCGTAATTCAGGCGCATGGGATATGACCAGAAACAGAAATATCGCCATGCCCATTCTTATTCTTCCGAACATGTACTGAGGAAAAACTATGTCAGCAGGAACCTTAACTCTGACGAATAACTCTGCCCAGGTATCAGGGGCAGGGACTTCATTCACTACCGAACTGACCGCTGGCGATTTTATTGTTGTCACTGTCGGCGGCGTTCCCTATACGCTCCCGGTTAAGTCCGTGGAAGGTGGTACAGCGTTGACGCTGGTCAGTAACTACACCGGGCCAACACAATCTGGTGTGGCCTGGTCTGCTGTTCCTCGTGTGGCGCTGAATATGGTCACCGCGGCGCTGGTGGCTCAGAGCACAGAAGCGCTTCGAGGCCTGAACTACGATAAACAGAACTGGCAGCAGTTCTTCACCGCTACCGGCGATGTAACCATCACGCTTCCAGACAACAGCCAGACGACAGGACCATCAGCGAAAAAATTAATCAGTAGCGTGGGTGGCAAAGCTGATAAAACAGATCTGGATAAAAAGGCAGACTCACATTTTCCGAGTTTTACCGGGATAATGAATTTTGATGACGGTGCTGCATCAATATACCAGTCATCAGATGTGATGATTATGAGGACTGCCGGCGTTGATCGCTTGCAGCTGAGCTCGAATGGAATTTATTTAGTCAGCGTCATGGATGCGGCGGGGGGTTATCGTTCACGTCAGGGGCAAAATGGGGCGACAACATCAAACGTCTGGAATTTTCACTGGAACGGCTCACTCAATGCATGGGTTGATTCGTCTAACGTCGGTCAGGTGTCACTTGTCACTACATCAGATAAATTTCTGAAGAAAGACATAATTTATCAGTCAGATGAATCGCCAATATTTTACAACCAATGCCTTGATGAGGTATTGCGCTGGAAACCTGCATTATTCAAATATAAAGAGCGCGGGGTTATTCCGGAATCTGATGAGAAGCTCGGGTTTATTGCAAACGACCTTGTTGAAGTATCACCCGAGTGTGTTACCGGAGAGGGTTTGAAAGAAGACTTTGATCCACTCAACCCAGTCGGGGCGTATAGTCTGAACGAAGTCGCAATGCTTGCAAAACTGACCGGAGCAATTCAGGCATTGCAGAAACAAATTACTGAACTTCAGGGCAGTAGGGTGTGATGCCTTTCTTGTGATATGAATTGCCGCAGTCACGTCGTATGCAGAACGGACTGCGGCAGACCGTCACTTAATCTGAAACCATCCACATATCAGCCTCTTCAAACATTTCCTGAACAGTTCGGCTTATCTGTTCCTTCTCGTGCTTGCTGGCGTCAGTGTTGATCGCCGGCAATGTCATCATCGGTTTAACCCGGACATCAGCATCGGGGAAGATCCGGTGAACCCTCCTGGTCAATTCGCCCAGAATGATATCTTTCGCACCGGGCAGACCATCAAAATTCCTTTTGTCATAAACGAGTTCCACGAACATTGATCATTGCTCCTTTACTGGATGGATATACAGTATTTATACTGTGTTTTTATCCGGTATTCAAGAGAGGGCGTAAACATGGGCTTTTGTCAAGGCTCAATTGAAATGTCCGTTATCCAGCTCAATTAAAATGACCACTTTGATCTCTCATTCTCTTTACTGATAGACTTTCCTCCGACTGAAACAACAGGATGATTGAGCCCATGCTTCGATACGAGTTAACGCCGAACAATGCAGGTTTTATACTGTGGGGAGATTCAGAAGCCCTGAATGAATTACATGAACTCATTCATTACATCGTGGATGAAAGCCCACTGATTAAAGTTAAAGACGGATTTATGTTATCCCTTGCCTATGATATTCGTAAAGCACGGGAAGGTAATCGTCGTGTTGAGCAACATCAGTATGATCAACATGATACATATAAGCTTTATGGTGTTGAGCTTTTATGGCCTCTGGTCCTGGTACAGTCCTCAATACTCAGAAACTCAATGGGTTATATTCAGACAGACAAAAACCAGCTGTCTGTCATGTATGCCTTTGAATACCTGATAGAATCAGCATTAACAGAGTCTGAGAGAACAACGTCGAATGATATTATGCTAACAGTAAAATATGCATCAGACTCTGATTTTAATTTCATTGAGGATAATATTGACAGCAGGTGCTGCTATTTTATCAGCCTATCTCCGGAGCAAAGAAAAAAGCAGTTAATCAGTATTGTTCGTTCTTTTCATTCATTATGGGGTAAGTATGCCCGTGAAAAGCAGGACATAAAGATGCTGAACGAAATGAATAATACATCATGGGTCTGGCCGGACAATATCAACTGGTGA